ATTTAACATTCTAATATAAAAACTTAAAACATGCAAGTAACAAACATAATAATTGACGAGGTGGGTGATAATCCATCTGCCTTAACAATTCAAATAACAGATACTTTATCAAGTGATCCTGACATATATGGTTCAGCAACTTACGATAGTTTAAATACTGCAGAGAAAGCAACATTTGATGCTTTTAAAGCACTATGTTTATCTAAGTTACCTTAATAATAAACATATTAAAAAACAAAGAACATGGCAACATTAGAACAAACTTTAGCTAATAATCAATATAAAGATCTTATCATACCTATAATAGGTTATCTAAATGATAGAACTATAAGAAGTGCCTCCCCATGGGAATTTTTAGCTATAGCTGATGCTATGGTGAGAAGAATGCGTCAATGGAATAGCGGTGCATTAGAAATTATAGATAATCAAACAGGTCAAACTATAGAACGTTCTGGAGAAAATCCTGGTTCACCATTTCGTATTATTAATGGTGCTGCTGATGCAGGTGCTGAAAACCCTTATAATACTACAGTAAATGCGTTCATTTATACATTGAATGGATTGACTATGGATTCTGTAAATGCGTGGGTAGATTTTAATAAAATACATGAAGTATTTTTTGAAAATACTTCTTTCATTTATTATTTTACTAATAGATTTTATGGTGGTGCTTATGCATCTCTTTATTTATCACTACTTGGTGGAGAATTTAGAGAAGGTTATAATGGTGGAGGAATTATTGCTAAAACTATTGCTGAAGGTTCTAATCCTTCAACTAAAGCTACCACAGAAGTATTTATTGGTGCTAGTGGAGCACCTGTAGGATCTGGTGCAGAAGGTCCTTATTTTTCAGCATTTAGTGAAGCTACTAGAGAACGTGTGTTTTGGTTTGAAATAGATGGTGATTATATAGAGCCTGTGTTGACACCAGCACCAGGTACTACTATAACTTATCACCAGGTAACATTAGCAGCAAGTGTTCCAGAATCAGATATGGCAACAGCTATATCTGTTGTTATTGATGCTACTGGATTTTTTGATCCTGTGGTAATAGATCTAGCAAATGAAATGACTATTAGTGCTAGTATTACTGGAAGTTTACCAACAGGTAGAAATGATTATACAGCTCCTCCAGGAACAGGTACTGATGGATTGCCTACACCCGGTAAGATATTTACTTATACAGATGGTACATCTAGTGTAGCTCATAAAGAAATGACTTCACTTAATTTTAATTATGCTGTGGCATCTAGTTTAATAGGTAAATGGTTTAGATTATTTAATGGTACAGACAAGCACTTATTTTATTACGAAGAAGAAGGATCACCAGTTGATCCTACTAGTTTAGGTGTAGCTTATGATTTTGCATATCCTATTAGTAGAGTAGGTACATGTTGCATTACATGTCCAAAAGGTTGTTCTTGTTGTACTAAAGAAGATAAAGAAGGTGATGGACCTCCATTACGTATACAAAATGCTACAGAATCAGTTATAGCATCTACAGGTCTTTGGACTGTTGCTGCAAAAGAGAAGTGTTGTGAATGTGATTGTTGCCCTCCAAATTTACCAAAAAGAGATGAATGCTGTGGTAATCCTACATGTGATACACAACTTTTTGCTGTAGCATCGATTGCTAGTGATAATGTAGATCCAGGTACTGCAGGCTATGGTGCAGAATATCAAGTTAATGATGTACTAGCTCCCGATGGAACTAATCTTGGTACTGCTGTAGATGATAATGACTTTGCTAATCTATGGAATTTAAAAGTTGTTCCTCACATGGCTGCTAAAGGCGTAGTGGTTCATTACTTTAAACCTATAAGTACTGGTTTTTGTTGCCTTCCATGCTGTTGTCAAGATCCTGTTTGTATAGAATCAGGAAATGATTGTTATGATTGTCCTGATCCTAGCACAGCTAAATATGGATCTCCATGGACGATTGTCCAACTTGTTTGATATAACAGCAATAATATAATAATAAAAACGCTATCTACGGGTAGCGTTTTTTATTTACATTTGTAAACTATTAAAAGTTTAAACATTTTTTATTACATTTGTTTAATAAACTAAAAATTAAATCATGTCAGAAGAAACCAACATTGACCAAGAAGAAATTCTTGATCAGGAACGCCTAACTCCTGAAGAATATGAACAAGCAAGAAAAGATGCAACAGTTCACCTTAAAAAAGAAATATCATTTCTTAAGATTGAAAAAGAGTATCAATCCCTTTTAGCTGATGTAGAAGAAGCTAAGACACGTAGAATTACTATGATTGCACAGCAAGCACGGTTTTTTCCGTCAAAGGAAGGAGAAGAGTTACCTCAAGAAACTGAGACTCCTAAAGCACCACCTGTACCACAAGAACCAACTAGACAACGTACACTTAAAAAATCATAGCCATGAAGATTTCAGAACACGTATCATTAAAGGAAGTAATCAAATCTAATACTGCTACAAGACACGGTATAGATAATACTCCTACAGATGAGCATTTGGCTAATCTTAAAGAAGTAGCAGAAAATATATTTGAACCTCTTAGAGTACATTTTGGTAAACCAATAGGTATTAGTTCAGGTTATAGATCTAAAGCTCTTAATACTGCTATTAGAGGAAGTAAAACTTCTCAACATTGTAAGGGTCAAGCACTTGACATTGATGCAGATATGTTTCGTGGATTAACCAACGCAGATATCTTTAATTGGATTAAGGATAACTTAGACTTTGACCAAATGATCTGGGAGTTTGGAACAGATAAAGAACCTAATTGGGTTCATGTATCTTATGTTACTCACAGAGCTAATAGAAAGAAATTGACCAGAGCCTGGAAAGGAGGCAAGTATACAAATTACTAAACCAACCAAACCAATGTCAAAAGCCAACTTAGTAAAGAAGCGGGTTAGGATGGGACACCGCGATATTATAAAATATCAGTTAATAACTGAGTCTTTTATAAATAGCATTCGCATAACTAATTCTGAGTTAGATTGTCTTGCTCTCTTAGGTGCATATGGTGAATATGAACTTGCTGATTTTTGTAATTCTATTGTTGAGGAGAAGATATTTTCTAATCCACAGACAGTAAGAAATTTCTTAAATAAAGCAGAGAAAACTAAATTAATCCTAAAGAAGACTGTTAAAGGCAGTAATAGAAAGAAGATCCAACTAAATCCTACCTTTAATATTCAAACTAAAGAAAGTATAGTGTTGCAATATACGATAGCCTATGTTGCCCAAGAATAATAAACATTTTATAAAGCCTACAGCAGATAAGTTAAATGTTGATATTGAACTTGTTGAAGATGTGGTACGCTTTTTTTATTCAGAGGTGCGAAAAACTTTAGTGGAAATGAAAGGACCTAATATTCAGATAGAGAATTTAGGATCTTTTAAAGCTAAGCAGAATGAACTGCCCAAGCTAATTGTCAAATATAAAAAACATTTAGATGTTCTAAAACCAGAAACATTCAATCAGATGGCCTTGAAGAAAGATATTGAACTCAAATTAGATAGAGTTCTTAATCTTCAAACATTTATCCAGAGTGAGAAGTTTAGAAAAGTTAAATTTATGCAAGCCAAAAATGAGCGGAAAGCTAACCAAAATATGGAGTAACCGAAAAGCAATTCTTGAAGGAATCAAGAACTCTATTTTCAAGGATGAACACATTGAACAGATAGCAGCTGAGAGAATGTCTATTTGTGTAGAATGTCCAGATTTGAATGATAAGGGTAATGATTGCTTAGTATCGGGAACTCAACCCTGTTGTAGTCAATGTGGCTGCTCCCTACATATCAAATTACGATCCCTCTCTTCCGGTTGCGGAAATGAAGAGGAACCTAGATGGCATGCTCTCCTTTCTCAGGAGGAAGAGGATGCACTTATAAACCAACTCAAAAAACCAAATCAAGATGGCAATTCAATTCACAGCAGAGAATCATAAGTACGAGAGTATAGATGAAAAACCAATAGACTGGTTGAGTGTAACTAGTCTTATATCATTGTTTAAAGAACCCTTTGATCAAAAAGCTATTGCAGAGAAATCTTCCAAGAGCCGTAATGGTAAGTGGAAAGGGATGGAACCTGATGAGATTATTAAGATATGGAATAAAGAAAGTAAACGTGCTACTGACCTTGGTAGTTGGTATCATGACCAACGTGAGAAGGAATTACTTATGTGTGAGACTATTCAGCGTAATGGTATGGAACTTCCTATTATAAATGTTATTGAGCAAGATGGTGTAAAATTTGCACCAGATCAATCATTAACACCTGGTATTTATCCTGAACATTTTGTATATTTAAAGTCAGCTGGTATTTGTGGACAAGCTGATAGAGTAGAAGTATTACAAAATAATACTATAGATATCTTTGATTATAAGACAAATAAAGAAATTAAAATGGAGAGTTATGTTAATTGGGAAGGGATCTCTAAAAAGATGCTGGGACCATGTTCTCATTTAGATGATTGTCATATTAATCACTATGCATTGCAACTAAGCGCCTATATGTACGTAATGCTAAAACATAATCATAGGATAAAGCCTGGTAAGATTCAGATACATCACATTACATTTGAGATAGATGCTGAAGATGAAAACGGATATCCTATTACAGCAGTGGATCAATCAGGAGATCCTATTGTAAAAGAGGTAATTCCTTATGATTTGCCTTATTTAAAAAAAGAAGTTCAGAATATGATTAAATATTTAAAAATCCATCCGGAGTTAAACTTAAGAAAAAATGATTAAATTATTTGAGATAGATAACCAAGTAGTTAAAGCCACTGAGCATTGCCATACTATTAAATGGCTTAAAGATATAATGGATGGCTATCCTGATAATTATATGAAAATTTATTCTTATATCTTTTATATGACTTGTCCAAGTGAAGAGAATCCATACTTTCACATGCAAGAACATGAGAAAGAAGAACAAATCCTTGAAGATGTTGATGCTGATTTTTCTACGGAAGATGATCTCATAATTGAAGCTGTTAAGAAAGCTTACCTAATGTATGAAACACCTACTGTAAGAGCTTACAACGGTTTAAAAATTGCTCTTGATAATATTGCAGAGTATATGAGTAATACACGTATTACAGATGGTAAGGATGGTAACATAGGTCAGATAAGAGCAGTAGCTAAGGATTTTGATCATATTAGACAATCTTTCAAAGGGGTTGCTAAAGATTTAGCAGATGAACAAGAAACCCATGTAAGAGGTGGTCAGAATATGGCTTATGATCAATGATTGATGAACCTTATATAGAGATACCTACCTGGGAAAATGATGACTGGACAACTACCAGTTATGAACGTGAGGAATTCACTAAATATATTGAAGGACAGTTTAAAGAACCTGGTAAATATGAGTTTGATGAAACGTCTAATCTATTTAAAGAACAAGCATTATTATTTAGAACTCAAGGTGACATTTATTGCATGGCTCCGTTTAGGAGTAGAGATTATATTAAATACTGGGATTTTGAAAAACTCAAGTGTGTCAAAGGTGTTATTTATAAATCCAATGGTAAAGAATGGTACCTACCACGAGATTATTATATGTGGATTAATTTCTTACCTATTTTTGATAAAATCAAAAAAGACTTTGATTTTCCAGAAGTATGGGATGTACAACTTCACATAGCACTTTATGAACTTAAAGCAGAGTTACATTATAACCACGCATCTATTTTTAAGAAGAGACAGATTGCTTCCTCCTACTTCCACGCAGCTAAGTTTATAAATCAACTATGGTTTGAGACAGGGGTAACATTAAAGATTGGAGCTTCTGAGAGTAGACACATAGATGCTGATGGTACTTGGACATTCTTTGAAGAGTACAAGGATTTCCTTAATGCTAACACAGCTTGGTACCGTCCAATGAATCCAGAGAAGGTAAAGAATTGGCAACAAAAGATTGAAGTTACAGAGAAAGGTAGGAAGAAGAATGTAGGTTCTAAGGGTAAATTATTAGGGATGTCTTTTGAACAGTCTGCTACTAAAGGGGTTGGGGGACCATGTAGAATGTTTTTTTATGAAGAGGCAGGTATAGCACCTACCCTTGATCAGACCTTTGAGTTTATCCGACCAGCACTTAATGCAGGAGAGATTACCACAGGATTATTTATTGCTGCAGGATCTGTAGGTAAACTTAAAGATTGTGAACCACTTAAAGAACTTACGTTACGTCCTACAGATAATAACATTGAACCAGTTACAAGCAATCTATTGGATGAGACAGGTCTTATTGGAGAAAGTGGTTTATTTATTCCAGAACAATGGGGCATGCCTCCTTACATAGATGAGTTTGGTAATTCAGATCCAGTAGCAGCTCTTAAAGCACTTGACATTACCTTTGAAGGATGGAAGAAAACATTAAAACCAGAACTGTACCAACTCAGAATCTCACAACATCCAAGAAACATTAAAGAAGGATTTGCACACCGTGATATATCTAAGTTTCCACAGAATTTAGTGACCGATCAAAAAAGAAAGATTGAAGAACATGATTATCCTTTTGAGTTAATAGCACTTACGGAAGACTTAGAAGGTAGCATTGTTGTAAAGAGAACTACTAAGCAACCAATTACAGAATTTCCAGTAAGCCCTAAGTTAGAAGATAAGACAGGTTGTATTGTTGTTTGGGAAAGACCAGATGAGGATGCAGCTTGGGGAACATATTATGGATCTATTGACCCAGTGAGTGAAGGTAAAACTATAACCTCAGAATCTTTATGTTCTATTTATATCTATAAAAATCCTGTGGAAGTAACACGGATCACAGAAGAAGGTGTAGAAAATTTTGTAGAAGGAGATAAGATTGTAGCGGCTTGGTGTGGTAGATTTAATGACATTAATGAAACCCATACCCGTTTGCGATTAATAATAGAGTGGTATAACTCTTGGACATTGATAGAGAATAACATTTCACTCTTTATCCAATATATGATAGCTGAGCGTAAGCAGAAGTATCTTGTACCTAAAGATCAAGTAGTATTCTTAAAAGAACTTCAAGCAAATAAATCTTCTTTTCAAGATTATGGTTGGAGAAATGTAGGAACCATATTTAAGACACATCTTTTAAATTATGCAATTGAGTGGTTGAGTGAGGTAATTGATACTGAAACAACTGAGGATGGTACTATTACAAAAAAGATTTATGGTATTAGTAGAATCCCTGATATAATGGCTATGGAAGAGATGGAAGCTTATAGAGATGGTGTCAATGTGGATAGATTAGTTACATTAGCATCACTAATTGCATTTGCTAAAATACAACAATCAAACCGTGGTTATCAGAAGAGAGTTGAAAATGAGACAAGCAAAGACTTGGAAAAGTCCCCAAATTTGTATAAATTAGAGAGTAACCCATTTCGTAATTTGGGCAAAAAACGGTTACCCAGTAACCGTAGAAAAAATAGATCACCATATAAACGTTTACGTTAATGAAGGTATATAACGCATTACAATTAAAGAAAGGAGCCAAGGTTGAACAAGATCGCTTTCAAAGCATTACGCAACCTCTCCAATTTATTTCATATAAAGAAAAGGATGAAAGTTGGACAGCTTGGAACTTGGATTGGTTAGAATGGCAAGGTTTAAAACAACTTAAAGTAAATGCTCGTAGGTTGATGAAGAATTATAAACTGGCAGAGGGCATCATTGATAAGACTGACTATATTCCAGAAAATGATAATGAGCTTAGAGATCTGGTAGACACTTTGGCTGATGATGAACCAGGAGCATTAGAACTTAAATTTTATCCAATCATTCCAAATGTGATAAATGTATTAGTTGCAGAGTTTGCTAAACGTAATAAGCGAGTAAGTTTTAGAGCTGTTGATGAATACACATTTAATGAAGTGTTAGACAGAAAGCGTGAGGAGATAGAGAATGTATTAGTTCAGAATGCAGAGGCTAAGCTTATAGCTAAGATGATTGAGGCTGGAGCAGATCCAAAAGATCCAGAGATTCAACAAAAAATAGAACAAGAGACATCATTAGATAATTTAAAGACACTCCCTGAAATAGAAGATTTCTTTGCAAAGGATTATGAAGTAATTGTAGAGAAATGGGCTTCTAAACAATATAATATTGATGAGGAAAGATTTAAGATGGATGAGCTTGAAGAAAGAGCTTTTAAAGATATGCTTTGTACTGACAGAGAATTTTGGCATTTTAAAATGTATGAAGATGATTATGATATGGAGTTATGGAATCCTGTACTTACTTTCTACCACAAGTCACCCGATGTCAGATATATCTCTGAAGGAAACTGGGTAGGTAAGATTGAGATGATGACTGTTGCTAATGTAATTGATAAGTTTGGTTGGTGCATGACACAAGAACAATTAGAATCTTTACAGTATCATTTCCCTATCAGATCAGCTGTATACCCAATGCAGGGATATCAGAATGATGGAACTTTTTATGATGCAACAAGAAGTCATAAGTGGAATACTGAGGGACCATCCTTAGCCATGCGTCAATATACTTCAATGCGTGATAACTTTGTATATAATGGTAGTGATATTGTAGAATGGGTATTAGGAGAATCAGAAGATTATCAAGATGATGGTGTAGTAACAATGCTTCGTGTAACACAAGGTTATTGGAAATCACAACGTAAACTTGGACACCTTACTAAAATATCTGAAAATGGTGAGGTGATTACGGATATCATAGATGAAACATATAAAGTAACTGATAAACCCCAGTATAATAATCAACTAATTAAAAATAAAAATAAAACTACTTTAGTCTTTGGTGAGCACATAGAATGGATTTGGATTAATCAAACATGGGGTGGTGTCAAGATAGGTCCTAATCAACCTACCTTTCAAGGAGCTGATACATCAAGTGGTGTTAATCCTATTTATTTAGGTATTAATCAAAATAAAATTAAACCTATAAAATTTCAATTCAAAGGTGACAATACTCTATATGGTTGTAGACTTCCTGTAGAAGGTAGAGTATTCTCTGATAGGAATGTAAGATCTACAGCTCTTGTGGATTTAATGAAACCATTTCAAATTGGTTACAATATGGTGAATAACCAAATAGCAGATATCTTGGTTGATGAAATAGGTACAGTAGTTCTTCTTGATCAAAACGCATTACCTCAGCATTCATTGGATGAAGATTGGGGTAAAGGTAATTACGCCAAAGCTTATACTGCAATGAAAGATTTTTCTATATTGCCGTTGGATACAAGTATTTCTAATACAGAAAATGCTTTAAATTTCCAACATTTCCAGCAATTAGATCTATCTCAAACTAATAGATTAATGAGTAGAGTTCAGCTTGCTAATCACTTTAAGCAAGAAGCATTTGCTGTAGTTGGAGTTACACCTCAAAGAATGGGTCAACAAATTGGACAAACCAATACTGCTACAGGTATTGAACAAGCTGTAGCTGGTTCTTATGCGCAGACAGAGATGTATTTTGTACAACATTCAGATCATTTAATGCCAAGAGTACATCAAATGAGAACAGATCTTGCTCAATTTTATCATGCAACAAACCCATCTGTGAGACTTCAACATATGACTTCAACAGATGAACGTGTAAACCTAGAGATTAATGGAACAGCCTTGATGATGCGAGATATTAATGTTTATTGTACAACTAGAGCTGCGCATCGTAATATCTTAGAACAAATGAAGCAACTAGCTGTAACTAATAATACAACAGGTGCTTCTATTTATGATCTTGGTAAGTTAATGCAAGCAGATTCTATAGGTACTCTTAACTCCTCACTTAAAGCTGCTGAAGATAAACAAGCTGCTCAACGTCAAGCAGAAATGGCTCAGCAAGAGAAGTTAAAACAAATGGAAGTTGACAAAGCTATCCAGGAGAAAGCTATGACTCTTGATCATGAGACACAAGAAGCAGAAAAAGAAAGACGTAAGGATGTCTTAGTAGCTGAGATTAGAGCTTCTGGTTTTGGTGCTATGCAAGATATCAATGAGAATAAACAGAGTGATTTTAGAGATGCCATGGATGAATTGAAGCAATCAGCTGAATATGAAGATACAGTAAACCTTCAACAAACCAAAGAAAGTAACAGAGTTGCCGAGAGTGGTGTAAAAGCTAATTTAAAGCGAGAAGAAATGTCACTTAAGCGAGATTTAAAAAACCAAGATGTTCTGATTGCAAGAGAGAATAAAAATCAATATGATTCTCCGAAAACCTCTGAATCAAAAAAGAAGAAATAACTATAGCTATATAATAGGAAAATCTTTTAGATAACATTAAATTATACAAACATTAAATATTTATATTTCCTAAATTTGATTATATTATTATAACCAACAAAACCAACCAATATGAGTGAAGAAATTGAAGCAAACACAGTAGTAGAAGAAATTAGTCTAGATGAGATTAATGATTTAATTGGTATAGAAGGCTCCATAGCAATGCTGCCTGATGAAGAACCAAAAAAACCTAATGTGTTTAGTCAGACCGGACCTGACATGACGTTCCTTGAAACTCCTGTAGAGGAGACTGAAGAAAAAGAGGCACCTCCAGTAGATGAGAATGAAGAAACAATTCCTACTGATGAAGAAACAATTCCTTCTGCATCAGAAGAAGAAACTGATGAACTTCTAGCACCTCCTGCTGATGATCTATTAGAAGAAGCTAAAAACAAAGGCGGAAGACCTACCAGTATGGTAGCTGCAACAAAGAATTTGATAGAGAAAGGTCTTTTAGTACCATTTGAAGATGACAAAAAACTTGAAGACTATACATCTGCAGATTTTGAAGAATTGATTGAGGCTAACTTTAAAGATAATGAAACTAAGCTGCAAGAACAAATGCCAGCACAGTTCTTTCAAAACATGCCTACTGAGATGCAACAAGCATACAAGTATATTGCTGATGGTGGCCAAGATTTAAAAGGACTTTTCCAAGCTATGTCATCTTCTCAAGAAATTAAAGAATTAGATCTTGAAAGTGAAGGTGGTCAAGTTTATGCAATAAGAACTTATTTGCAGTCTACTAATTACGGAACACCAGAAGAAATTGAAGAAGAAATTTTAAGCTTACAAGATAGAGGTGATCTTGAAAAGAAAGCTAATCAGTTTAAACCTAAGTTAGATGCAATGCAACAACAAATGGTGAATCAAAGATTGGCAGTTCAAGAACAAGCTAATCAACAACGCCAAGAGCAATCTCAACAGTATATGGATAATGTCTATCAGGTACTTGAGAAAGGTGATCTAAATGGAATCAAGTTAGATGGTAAAACCCAAAATATGCTTTACGCAGGATTGGTTCAGCCTAACTACCCGTCAGTAAGCGGGAAACAAACGAATTTATTAGGACACTTATTGGAGAAATACCAATGGGTTGAACCTAATCATGATCTTATAGCGGAAGCACTCTGGTTATTGGCTGATCCAGACAGTTACCGTGGAGAGATTAGAAAAGGTGGTGAGACAGCTGCAATAGAGAAAACAGTTAGAAAGCTTAAAACAGAGCAGTCTAATCTCTCAAGCGCTACAACACTTGAAGAAAAAACTGGTACAGGAGTTGCATCTAAGAAAAGAACAATATCTAAACCTAAAAGAAACTTCTTCGCAAGAGATTAAAGATTAAAATAAAAATAATTATAAATTAATACCTAAACAAAAATGGCAACTCCAAGTTTTAACAATGGGTTATTTCTGAGAGATACGAATTATAACGCATCTTCTCATGTTGACTCTTATCATTTATCAAACATGCTGAGAGATGCAGAACCTACTGATATGGGTCCTGTAGATATCTGGGCTATGTCTCAAAAGGTAGAAATGCCTTTGTATCAAATGTCTTCATTTGGTGGGAAGAACGTTATTGAAGTAGATAATATCCGCGGTGAGTGGAAATGGCAAACTCCAATTTCACAAGATCTTCCTTATATTATTGAAGATATTGAAGATCCAGCAACAATATTGGGTCAAGATGGTACAACCTTCAAAATTAAATTAAACAAGCGTGAATTTGGTCATGGTGATATCATTACTTATGACAAATACAACGGTGTTGAGCTTTTCATTGTTCCAGAAGAAGATATCCTTCCTTTAGGAGATGGTTGTATCTACACAGTTCAACTTGTTAACAATGACAACTATAAATTTCTAGATCACAAGTTTTTAGCTAACGGAACTAAGTTCTTTAGAAAAGGTTCTGCTAGAGGAGAGTATGGAGAAAGATTTTCTGATATCTCTACTAAGTCTGGATTTAGAGAATTTTACAACTATGTAGGTGGTGCTGAAGCTCACGTACATTATTCTGTATCTTCTCGTGCTGATTTAGCTATCAAAGGTGGATTGAATGCAGATGGAACAATTCCTGTAACTGAGATCTGGAGAAACTTTGATAAGGGCATGGACCCTGCTGTATCTTCTATTGAAGACATGGTTAGTGTGATGGGTAAAGATTACGTTAAGAGAGCAATGTCAAACGGTAGTTTGAGCAGAACATTCTTAACTGCAATGGAAGCCGCTCACTTGACTAAAATTGCTACTGATATTGAGACTTACCTTATGTGGGGTCACGGTGGTAGAGTTAGACAAGATGGTCCGGATGACATTAGAATGTCTGTTGGTCTTTGGAAACAACTTGACAACTCGTTTAAAAGAGTATATAACAAATCTAGTTTCTCTCTTGAGTTATTTAGAGCTGAGTTATATAACTTCTACAACGGTAGAGTTGAGTTTACTGGACCGGATCCAAAACGTCAAATTATTGTACAAACCGGAATGGGTGGTATGAGAATGGTTAATGAAGCTATCAAGCGTGAAGCATCTGGCTCAGGACTTGTTATTGAAGCAGCTGATATAGGTGCAATCACTAACAAAGGAATGAACTTAGGATTTGGATTCGCTTACACTAGCTATGTGATTCCTTTCTTAGCTAACGTTCAGTTTGTGATTAACCCTGCGTTTGACAATGTTCATACTAATGACATTGAGAACCCAATTATTGATGGTCACCCATTAAGTTCTTATTCTTTCATCATCTTTGATATCACTGATGATACTAATGATAACATCTACTTATTGAAGTTATCTTGGGATAATCAACTTAAATGGTGGTACCAAAATGGTACTATGGATTACATGGGTAGAAGTCAAGGATTCCAATCTTCTGGTCAGTTCAGCGGATATAGAGTATTTATGACTCAATGTATGCCAGCGATCTGGGTGAAAGATCCTACGAAAGTTCTGAAAATTGTAATGAGAAATCCTATTACAGGAGGATCATTCTAATAATAACTAGAGTAACAAGGGAAGGTGTGATACCCTTTCCTTATTACTTTGGCATATTCCTGGTGCAATACCGGACGTTGCGTACCGGCAGGAACAATAACCTAAACCAATAAATAATAATTATGTCAAAACAAAACCAACAAGAGAAGCGACACAGAGAAGGGCCTACCGTAGATGCGATAGGAGCACCTGAAGCTGCTCCATTAGAAACAGTTGTTCCTGAAACATTGAAAACTGCAAAAAAACCAACCAAGAAAAATAATCTATTGAATTTATTAGGAAGTATTTCTGTAAGACCTTATATAGACAGTACCGTTGAGAATATGGGATTAGAAAACTATGGTTTTGCTATTTATCCTGGTACTTATCAAGAGGAGCAATTAGCTGCTATTGAAAGAAATGGAGTAGTTAGATACATCACAGGACTTGATGAGTTTGCTCCTGAAGTTCAAAATATCATGGATGATGAAAAAAAAGGTGCTGTTATAGCTAATATACGCCTTGTTGTGTCTGAGTTAGAAAAGCAATTAGCTACCAATGTTATTAAAGTAGAAGCAGATGATTTCTGGGATAAGGTAACACTTCTTAAACCTAATAATCACGATTTCTGGAACAAGATTACAATTCGTTGTGGTAATGAACCACTCTTTTTAGATCCAAAGAAAGATGCCTATGATTTAATCAAACTAATGGCTATTGAAGCTGGTGGATTTGATCTAGTAGCAAAGAGCTGGGAAGATGCACAATCTAAAGCAAGACCACCAAAGTTTTATTTAGATAAGGAAGTGGATACTGTTTCTACACGTACAGAGTACAAGAAACTACGTAATAAAGCTACTAGTATTCTTGATAAACTCTTTGGAAAAAATCCTAAGAAGCTTATGTATATTGCTAAGGTTCTTGATGGATCAAGTACACAGTATAAAAACTCTACACCTATAGATACTCTTTATGATAATCTAGATGAATTCATTCAAGGTAATGGAGTAGAAGGAAATAAAAACAGAGCTGCTCAGAATTTTATTAATACTACAGAACTTGATATGGAAACATTAAAGTTAAAAGCTCTTGTGAGAGATGCTAGCTTCTATAAGTTTATTGTAAATAAACCAGATGGTATGATTTATCATGCTAAACAAAATGCAATGCTTGGTAGAAATGTGAGTGACGTAGTTGAATTTTTAAAGAATCCTCTTAATGAAGATCTTTTAGCTGATTTAATGGAGCAAGTAGAAAAATATTGGAATCAATAATAATTAAAAACTATATATTATGCCTATAGCAAAAAGTTACGGAAAAGGAAACAAGTACCCAAAAGTGGTAACAAGTCCTTCACCAGCAAATAGAAGTTTAAATGCTAAAGTAAAAGCTAGCACTACTCCTTCTAATGCTAATAAAAGTTTAAATGCTCCTGCTAGAGTTAAACCTTCAACTTACGGTAAAGGTTACTAATAATGCAAAATGGAACAATACTTCTTAAGATTCAGCAAAGACTTAACAAGCTTGCTAGCAATGACTATGATAATATAGAGTCTTGGCAAATTGTTGAAGCCTTTAATAAGGGTACTGTTGCTTGGTGCCGTAGACAGCTGCATGGTATGAATCAGAAGCAGGAAGGAGATGAACAATCTAAGAGAAGGATTGATGATCTCCAGATTATTTTAACTGATACACCTCTTACATTAGCTAAGAAGGACGTATACTTTACTACGACCACAGGACTGCCTGATAATTACTTTGAATGGAAACGTGTTTCTGGTGATGCATTTGATGATTGTTGTGAAAAATCTAGACGAATGGTCATCACCCTTGCTGAAGAAGCGAATGTTGATGAGTTATTACGAGATCATATGAAGCAACCAAGCTTTAAGTGGGGGGAAACCTTTTGTACTTTAAAGAACGGTGAGCTACTTGTTTTTACTAATGGTGAGTTTGAGATACCTAATGTTTCATTAGTGTATTACAGACAACCTCGTAGAATTGAAATAGCAAATGTTGTAGATCCTTATACAAATCTTATATCTGCTACTGATATAGAATCTGAATTTAAAGATGACATCATTGAGCTTATGATTGATGAGGCTGCTAAAATTTTGGCTGGTGATATAGAATCATTTAACCAAGTTCAAACAGCAACTCAACAAGTGGAGAGTAATAACTAAAAATATTGCAACATAAGTTGCATAATACTGATTTATTCAGTATATTATAATTAATAAATTGTTTGTAAATTAAAAATTAAAAAATTATGAGTTATTTCAATCATGCATTTTCTAAATGCTTTCTAGGAAATGGTGTCACAAGAGCTGGTGCCCCTTCTGTTACCAACCCTGCAACTGTAGAGGGTTTTATTAATACTACTGGTGTTGCATCCGTAGTATTAAGCGAGGCTAATTTAGGTCCTGGCTATTTTGGATTTTTCGGTAAAGATAGTTATCTGTCTGTTATTGAAAGCGATTTAGTTGCAGGTGAGTGTTGTCCTTTAGTATTAGCGGCAGCTTCACTGAAAGCTAATGACTTACAAGGTCCATTTCACGGTGGATACAAAGAGTCTAACAAGTCTAAGTATATCAACCCTAAGTTGATTACTCAGTACTATAGAGTAGATCAATGTACACCACAACAAAATATTGTACATGTTGGTGATACCAACTATACAGGAACTGCTCCAGGTGCACCTGAATCATTTCAAACACTAACTGCTACAGCTACAGCGTACACTCCTTCAACTACTTTCACTAACATTGCTACTACTGCTTCTGCAGCTGGTACTGGTCTTACTGTAGATGTTGTTGTTGACAGTGCTGGAACTATAGTTGCACTTACATCAATCACTAATAATAATGATGGTTCTGGTTATGTAATTGGTGAAACAATCACAATTGATGGTAGCTTACTTGGTGGAACAACTCCAGGAGAAGATGTTACTTTTCTTGTATTAACTGTAGCTACTGCAGGTAATGCTGATTGTATTATACCTTTCTACTGTGATGAAACTTATTACTTAAGATTAGAAGTAAAAGGATCTCCAGCATTAAGATTTGCTAATCATAACTTATACCAAACGCTACAAGCTGACGGTGGATGTTGTGATGGACCAACTCCTACTGAAGTAGATGGTACATTGATAATGATTCAATGGGCTAAGGCAATTGTAGAAAATCCATACTTCACTGATTTTATTCAACCAGTTGTATTTGATGAAGCAGGTAACCCATGGTTCTATAATGCTGCTACTGCAGTTTCTTATGGATCTGTTGCTACTCAAATCTGGGATAACTATGTATCTCCAGGACACGTTCCAGGATTTGGTGCAGGTATCAGATTATTAGGAGCTTATGTAGATACTACATTTGATAACTGTTCATTCGCAATCACTGATCATTATGAAAAAGAACCTATTAGAAT